CCTTTAAAAGACGGTAATGGTAATCCTGCCTATGAACTCCCATATTTTGCAAAATCATATCTACGGGAATCAAATCAATTATTTGTAACAAGAATACTTGGTTTAACTGGATACTTACCAAATAAAACATTTGCTCTAAAAACTATTGGTGGTGTAATTGTAAATACAGAATCAACACCAACACAAACCAACGGTACACTTGATTTACTTAATGTTGAATCATTCGAGTTTTATAATGTTTTAAGCGGAAAAACAGCAAATGACGGTAGTTCAATTATTGACTGGATTAGCGAACAAACTTTTGTAAATGAATCATGGTTCACAATTGGACTAGTTCCTACAGCATCAATTGAAACATTAACCGGTGAACAAGTAAATGGTCCTATTGGTAATGTAACTAATTTCGCATGGGCAAATAATTTTCTCAATCCAACTGGTGATGGTGTTTTTTCTTACTTGTTTGTTTATGATGATGGTATGGATAGATTTATTGTAAGCCAATTTGAATATCCATCAACAACAAACGAATATGATAATATAGCTGTCGCTGAATTTAGACCAAGAGGCCGTTATGTTACATCAACATTAACTTTAACAGTTACTAATAATACAGGATTTACAATGTCTTCAAATGACATTGAAACGAATCCGTTAGGTGAATTTATTTTAACTATTAATCCTGATGACGCAAATATGCCAGCAAAAACATTTACTTGTTCAATGGATAGAACATCTAGTAAATATGTGACAAAAGTATTGGGTACTGGTGTATTTGATAGAAATTATATGGATTATCCTATTTATGTGTTTGAATCTTATCCAATATTAGTTGAATCACTATATAAACGTGGTTTAATTAGGGGATTAAGCCTTGATGTGGTTTATCATCCGGTTGGTAATGATTTTATGACAGAATGGAAAACAGCAGAATCACCATTTATTGTTTCAGAAGTGCGTGGTGGTGTTGTTAATGATTTGTTTAAATTTATTGCAATATCTGATGGTAATGCATCAAACGTACAAGTAAAAGTTTCAATATTAAATATTGACCTTGATACTGCAGAATTTGACGTTCTTATTCGCGATTTTAATGATACCGATGATAATATGGTTGTTCTTGAAAGATTTTCAAGATGTTCAATGAACCCAGATCTTCCTGGCTTTATCGGTTTAAAAATTGGAACGTATGATACTGAATATGAACTTAAATCCAAATATGTGATGTTAGAATTAGCGGAAGATTTCCCAATAGATGCTGTTCCATCAGGATTTAAAGGTTATGCCACTGATCAACTATCTGGCGATGCAATTTTGGGTGGTGTGCTTTATAAAACACAATATTACATTGCAGGTGATATTGTCACATATGATGCAACTGGTGTACCAGAAGATCAATCAGGTGATAGAATCAAAAGGGTTATGTTAGGATTATCAACACAATTTGGATATGATAACAGCATGTTTAATTTTAAAGGTGTAAACCCAACAACAACCACAACAGGATTCCACCTTTCATCACAAGCATCAACTTTAACTGGTAATACAAATACTGGTTTTGAATTTGATTGTACACCATATGACCTTGAAGGAATAAATAAAGGCGAACTCGAATCGGTATCAAAACGCAAATTTACTCTAGCATTGGCAGGTGGATTTGATGGCTGGGATATATACAGAGATGTTAGAACATTTGGTGATGCATATAAATTTGGAAAAACAACATATGATGATAATAACACTAATAATGGTGGTGTGTTTAATTCTACTGTCGGTAATTCTGACTATTATGCATATAAGGCAGGTATTGACACGTTTAACAACCCGGAAGCAATTGATATAAATCTCTTTGCAACACCTGGTATTAACTTTTATGAACACGCATCATTAACTGAAGAAGCTATTGATATGGTTGAAAACGAGAGAGCTGACTCACTTTATATTATATCAACACCAAACGTAACAACAGCTGATGAAATTATTGATATGATGGATACAATTGATTTGGATTCTAATTATTCCGCCACATACTGGCCATGGATACAAGTTAGAGACAATGAAAATTCAACACAATTATATATTCCACCAACTGGTGAAGTTCTCAGGAATATGGCATTAACAGATAATGTTTCGTATCCTTGGTTTGCAACTGCAGGATATTCAAGAGGTATTGTTAACGCAATCAAAGCTCTTAAAAAATTAACACTTGATGAAAGAGATGAACTTTATAAAATGAGAATTAATCCAATAGCAACTTTTTCTGATACTGGCCCTATTATTTGGGGTAATAAAACACTTCAAATACGAGAATCTGCTCTTGATAGAATTAATGTTAGAAGATTATTATTAAGAGCAAGAAAACTCATAGCAGCGGTCGCTGTCCGATTACTATTTGAACAAAATGACGAACAAGTTAGAAACGAATTTACTAGACTTGTTAACCCAATTCTTGAGGCTATTAAAAAAGAAAGAGGACTTTATGATTTCAGATTAGTAGTATCTAATGATCCTGAAGATATTGATGCAAATACTCTTAGAGGTAAAATTTACATTAAACCAACAAGATCATTAGAATATATTGATATTGAATTTATCATAACACCAACAGGAGCTTCATTTGAGAATATCTAATATTCATTTTTTTAATTAATGAGAAAAGAGGTGATTTAAACACCTCTTTTTTTTTATTTAAAAATCCCCAGAATACTAGTTCCAGAATACTAGTTCCAGAATACTAGTTCCAGAATACTAGTTCTAGAATACTAGTTCCAGAAAAAATAATTAAAATATATAAAATCTAGTATCTATGTTCCAGTACCTGGGTTCCAGTACCTGGGTTCCAGTTTTTTATATTCTAGTATACTAGTATTATTACTGGAACCTAGTTGCTGGGCCGAAAAAATACAATTTTTTTTTGAGAAAGTCAAGTTTTTCTGAAAAAATTAAAAATTATTGAATATATACTATTTATAGTAATAATATAATAAATGAAAAATTTTTTTTAGTTTGAATATATTTATAAGAAAACAATAAACAAATTAATATAAAAATGCACAATGGCTGACTTATTAATGAAGATGCCCGTACCTTACGAGCCTAAAAGAAAAAATAGATTTATTTTAAGATTTCCTTCAAGTTTAGGAATTAATGAATGGTATGTATTTTCTGCCAATAGACCTAGTATGAAAATTAACTCTACTGAAATTCAATTTTTAAATACATCAACTTATGTTGCAGGTAGATTTGTATGGGATGAATTACGTGTTCAATTTAGAGATCCGATTGGCCCTTCAGCTTCACAGGCGTTAATGGAATGGGTACGTTTACATGCAGAATCTGTTACGGGGAGAATGGGTTACGCTGCTGGGTATAAGAAAGACATCGAATTAGATATGCTCGATCCTACTGGCGTTGTAGTTGAAAAATGGATACTTCAAGGAACATTTTTAACTAATATAAATTTTGGTGATCTTGATTATTCAAGAGATGATATTGCAACTATTGAATGTAGTTTACGTATGGATCGTTGTATACAAGTATATTAATATGTAATTTTTTTACATATCCTTGACAACCTCAAATAAAATCCGTATATTTATTGAAAAATTAAATATATGGATTTTTCTTTTTTTACTACAAATAACAAATCTGGCTATAAAACAAGAGAAAAATGGTTAAAAGAAAACCACATTGATTTATATAATCAAATTATTAATTATTCAAAAAAATTTAACTATGATTTAAGTTTTAAAGAAAAAATATGGTTTTATTTTAACAAATTAACAGAGCGTCCAAAATGTAAAACATGTGGAAAAGAAATTAAATTTAGGGAAAGGTTTGATAAACCATATGGTGATTTTTGTTCATTAAATTGTATTAATAATAATAAAGATGAAATGATTAAAAGGCAAAAGGCAACATTCCAACGAAAATATAATGTTGATTTTTATCCTGAACATAAAGATTTTTTAATAAAACAAAGAAAAACCAAATTAGAAAGATATAATAATGAATATTACAATAATTTAGAAAAAGCAAAAAAAACAAAGTATGAACGATATGGGAATGAAAAATATATTAATACTGAGAAATATAAAATAACTTGTATTAAGAAATATGGTGTTGATAATTATTCTAAGTCAAGTAATTATCGAAATCAGATCGTGAAAAAATATAAATCACTTTATCCGGATATAAATTTTGTTCATGTTGGTAAATTGATGGTTATTATAAAATGTCATGAATGCGGTAAAGAAAGTGAATTAACTAAACAATTATTATATGAAAGATATAAACGTGGATATTCTGTATGTTTACATTGTAACCCAATTGGACAATCGAATAGAAGTGGATATGAAGATGAAATATGTGAATTTTTAAATTCAATATCTATTGAACATGAAAAGACAACCAAAAAGGTATTAAAAAGAAAAGAGTTAGATATTTTTATTCCAAGTCATAAATTAGCAATTGAATTTGATGGATTATATTGGCATAATGAATTATTTGTCACATCAGAATATCATTTAAATAAAACTATTGGGTGTCAAAAAAAAGATATTGAATTGATTCATATATTTGAAGATGAATGGTTATTCAAAAGAGAGATTGTCGAATCAATAATCAAGAATAGATTAGGTAAAACGGATATCAATATTTTTGCTAGGAAATGTGAAATTAAAGAAATCGATTCAAACACATGTAAGGATTTTCTTATTAATAATCATATTCAAGGAAATGTTAATTCCAAAATTAAAATTGGTTTATATTATAAAAATGATTTGGTTTCTGTTATGACTTTTTCAAAAGGCAGAATTGTTGTTGGTGGTAAAAATAATGAATGGGAATTAACGAGATTTTGTAACAAAATTAATGTTAATGTTATTGGTGGTGCTAGTAAATTATTTAATTATTTTCTTAAAACATATTCTCCCACAAAAATTATTTCTTATTCTGATATTAGATTATTTAATGGTAGTTTATATGAAAAATTGGGTTTCAAAAGAAAATCTCAATCAAAACCAAATTATTGGTATGTAATAAATAATCAAAGATATCATAGATTTAATTTTAGAAAATCAATACTAGTTAAAGAAGGTTATGATAAAAATAAAACAGAAAGGGAAATTATGTTTGATAGGAAAATATATAGAATTTATGATTGTGGACACATTAAATGGGAATTTAATGTACTTTAATAAAAATTTTTTGTATAATATTTATAAAAAAAATAAAGTAAATGAGTGAATTTAAGATTGATCCATCGATAGCATACGATGTTGTGGAATTACCAAGTGGAGGTATACATTATAGTAATGGAAAAAAATCTGTTAGAGTTGCATATTTAACTGCGGCCGATGAAAATATTTTATCATCACCAAATTTAATTGCTTCGAATAAAATTATCAATGAACTTCTAAAAAGAAAAGTTTTGGAT